GAGTTGTCGGCGTGTATTCCGTCTCGAAGAGGGCGTCCATCTCTACGTCGCTGCCTGTGCGGCGGTACTGCGCGTCGAAGCGCGCCCGCATATCCTGCAGCAGCGTCGCCGATACGTCGTCTAGCGCGCGGCCATAGCGCGACAAGATACGGGCCGCCAAGAGCAAAACGAGCATATCGTCGTATTCTTCTGGAAACGGAACCGTGGAGCTGGCTGTCAGCGGCGATACAGACCGCCACTCGGCGAGGTCGCGCCGATACATGAAGTCAGCGCGCTGGCCGTTCGTGCTTAGTACTTTACTATGTGCCGCGTCGACGAGACTGCCGTTGCCGTCCAGCGTCAACGGAACTGTTGCGAAATTACCGCCTACGTCAACGAAAACAAGCCTTGAGCCGTCGCCGGCGTTAAACGGCAGCTTAATTGTCGTGGCGGCTGTCAGATTGGCGTGAATGTAGGTGTTATGCGGCATAGCCAGCGAAGACAGATATGGCGTAAAGTCGCGCGCGGACGCCTTCAGCCCTGTGGTGGGCGGCGTTCCAAGCGTGATAATGCTTTGCGGCTTCTGGACGATGCAGCGCGCAATAATACCCTGCAGGAGCGTAAGAGCCTCGGCAGATTGCGCTGCGCTAGGCGTCTCGCCAATATCCAAAACCTGACGTTCTCTATAAGCGCCGTTGATTATCGTCTGCAAAGTAGTCACGGCTACTCCGCATCGCTGTCATAATCTTCTTCGTCGTCTGAGTCAATATCGTCGAAGCAGCCGGCATTCTCGCAGCGCTTGTAAATGCTGGCGATGGTGTCTCGCGCATAAATACGGCCGCCTGACCTGCGGAGAAGCTGCTCCAGCGTAGAGCGTGTAAATCCCGATATCGTCTCTTCCTGCTCTTCAGACTCGTCTGATGCAGGCGCGGCTGCACCCGGAGTTTCAGTCCATCCGATAGGGACGTCTTCCGCGCAATCGAAGATTTTAGCCTCTCCGGCCGGGCCGTAGCGCCACGAGGGCCAGTAAACTTTATCTTTTTTCGCCATACCGCCCTCCTACGCGTTTTCTGACAGGACTGTAAACCGAACCGGATCGATGCTGTCGTCGGTAATAACGCGTACATATACCTCGCCAGTGATAGCTGCGTCGCTAACCAGGCAGTTAGGCTTGTCGTTGCCGCGCTCAAGACCATGAATCCCTGCAGCCGGCGCGCCGGATGCGGTGAATGCTACAGTCCATGCCTTGGCGGAAGATGGTTGAATGTGGAGGTGTGTAACGTTGCTGGCAACGAGCGTCCACCCATCTTCTCTCTTGATAGAAAATTCTGCTGTGGCGGATGCCATATGTACCTCTCCTTATGACTTCGAGGCGTGCGGGGCGGGAGATAACCCCGCACGCCTCCGGTAGCGCCAGTATCATCTGGCGCAGCCGATCCTAGCCGTTCAAACGCACGCTCTTGAAGCGGCCGTAAGCCTCAATATTGGCTTTGTAGATCGCGTCAAAGCGGACGCTGGTGCGCCGGGTATCGCCATCGGTATACCGATAGCCTGCCAGCGTGAGCGGGACTTTGTTCATGCGCTGCGAAGCGTTCTCGCCGGACAAGCCGGGCTCGGGAGCCGCAGTCTCAACGCGGATAGCCTTGCGGCTAACGATAGCACGTTCCAAGTAGGTCGTAGACGCAGTGCCTTTGAACGTAACCGTAGCGCCGTCAGCCGGAGCTGCAGTGACAGTCGCATGCGCTGCGTTAACGCCAGCGTCGCCTGTGACAGACGCATTCTGGACGATAAGAGCCGGGAAGATCGTAACAGTAGCTTCGCCGGAGCCGTTAGCGGTAGTAGCGCCGATAACCCGGAACTCCTGCAGACGGCCTTGAGAGGCGCGTTTGCGGTTGTCGTAAGCCTCGACGCCAGCAATGGTGAAGACCTCGCCGTCTGCGATAGTCGCAGCCGCGCCAAGACCGTCGATGTCGAGCGTCTGAGTCAGGAACAGCCCGTTCGTGGTCGTAGACCGCGAAACGTCCTTGTAATCGACGTTCTGCGCAGCGCCGTTGATCGCGCCGTTGGTGCGCGTCCCGGTCGTAAGAGCCGGAAGCTGCTGTGTGAAGAGAACACGCAGACCTGCGAGGTTCTTGATCTTGGACGAGTCTCCAAAGCGGGCGAGCACCGACTCTTGTGTAGACGTCGCAGCCGTAACGGTCTCAAGCAGGTACTTGGACAGCTTCGGAAGGTCTTCGAGAGCCAGAACAGCAAAGATCATGTTGTCCGGCACGCCTTCTTTCTTGAGCCGCACCCAGCCATCCATAAGGTCTTGGATGGTGTCGATATCGTTGCCGGGAGTACCTACCCAGTTGTTACCGGCCTCGACCAGCGTTTTAAGGATATTGGCGTCGACCTGCTCGCCGGAATTCTGCGAGACTTCGTCATTAGTGACTTGGCGGAGCGCCGTATCCTCGTCGCGGATATGCTCGAAGTCGCTATAGTCGTAATCCCAGGTCGTAGACTCGTTGAGCGTGAAAATCTCGGAGCCGTAGTCGCGGGATTGCTTGCCGCCGCTGATGTCAGCGAAATCGCCGGTCGTCTGGCGCGAGTTGAATCGCGGGCGGACACGTTCGATGTACTGCCATCGGTTAAGCGGATCGCTGGTGCGGTTCTTAGCGCCTTGAACGTTCCAGCGTACGAGCTGAGACGTGACAAGGTTATTTTCCATACCGGCCGCGAACGCAGCCGTAACCAGCGCAAGTTGTGACGTTGCTACAGTCATAATTTACCTCATAAACTGCTTGATCCGTTTAGCAGCCGCTCGTAAAGCGCATTTTCACTGGATTTGAACTGTCCATTTGCGCCACGAGGCTGCTCCGGAGAAGCTTTTGCCTTCGTAATTGCCTGTCGTGCAGCATCCTGCTTGGATGCCATCTGAGCCGCCATGCGGCCCAATTCCAAGGCTTGCGCCATCGGGCTCATGCCCGTAAGCCTCTCAAGAACGTCTGCGTTCTTTGCGAGGTGATATACAACTTCCTCAGCGCCGTCTTGCAGCGCGAGTGCTTGCAAAGCCTCCGGTGCCGGAGGCATCGCCCCTAGGGCGTCCTCTACAACTTCGGAAAAGTCTTGGTATTTTTCAAGACCTTTTTTCTCGATTTCTAAAACTTTTGACTCAATCTGAGAAACGCGCTGTCGCTCCTGCTGCTCGCTCAGCATAGACTCGTACCGTTCCGAGATGCGCGCCTCGGTCTGCTCCATCAGATGCTCGTCGCGGGCGGTCAGGTACTCAATCTGCGCGGCGATATACTTGTCGTCGTCGACGCCGTAGTCAAAATCTCGCGGATTCGGCGGCGTGGGGGCCTTACTGGGAGCGGCCGGGCCGTCTTCGCCGCGCAAAGCTTGGCGGATGCTCTTCACCTCTTCTCTGAGCGCCTCTAGCTCTGCCTTCTCCGCCTCGCGCTTGGCTTGGCGCGCTCTGTGCGCCTCGCGAGCAGATACCCGCGCTTTCTCAGCCTCAGCGGCTTCTGCCTCGACAGCATCCGCTGACGCCGCGGTATCTTCTGAAGGCTGTGCCTCTTCTTTTTCTGCTGCGGGCTCTTGCGGGCTGTTAGGCACCGACGGCTTAGGGTCGTCAAAAGCGCTTGAGGATTCAGGGAAAAACGGGCCTTCTGGCGCGCCGCTATCTTCTTCCGGCGCGGGCGCTGTTACAGGCGTAGTCTCTGTAGTCATTGTTGGTTCTCCTGGGTTGATTGATTAGCAATTCGATTAGCGTCTACTAAAGATTTCTGCACATTTGCCTCTGAAAGGCGAGCCCGTGCGTCAAGTTCACGGACGCGCGCGGCGGCGACCTCCATATCGCCGAGCGCCTGCGACCTGCGCTCCTGCGCTTGCGCCAGCTCCGAATCGGCTGTAGCGTTCTTCATAGCGATATCGGCTTCTCTGAGGCGCACCTCGGCTTCCGCCTTCTGCACCTCAAGCTCGGCGAGCTTGAGCTGATTTTCAAGCTGCTTCATCTCGATCTGGGCCTGCATCTCCGCCTGCGCCTGCTCTTCCGGCGTTACCTCTTCGTCCTCGTCGCGGATGCCGAAGTGATTCCGCCAATTGCGAGCCAGCTTGTCGCCGTTTGGAATGGCCATAAGCTCGATAAGATCGGCAAAAAGCGGCGTCGCCGCCTCCGGCATGGAGTTGATAGCGGTCTTCAGGAACTCGATGCTGTGCGCGCGGCGCGTCAGTAGCGATGGCCCCACGTCTGTATTAACCGAGTATTTACCGATGGTTACGTCAACGCTCTCCGGGTTAAGCGGATCGTTGATAAGCGCGTCCTTCAGCTTCTCGTCTTCGCCCAACACTTTAATAAGCCGTGGGGTATCATAAAC